CCCCAGGTGTTCCCGTTGACTTTAACACGGTCTTATTAACCGATGCTTACATGACTGAGCTGGCCATTCCTGAAGACGGTCGCAGATACTTTGCAGCAATGCCTCGTACTGCCGCAAGTTTGGCTGATGACCTCTATGCTGTTTTCAATGACCGCGTTAATACCGGTGCGTTGATTGATGGCTTCATTGGTCACTTGTCTGGCTTTGATTTCTTTAAAACCAATTTCCTTGGTCGTCAAATTGCGGGAGCAGGTCAAGCTGGAGGCACCCCTCCTACGGGATTCAGTTTGGCAGGAGAAGTAACTAACGGACCAATCGTCGGCGGCAATACCATTGAAGTTGATAGCTTAGGGCAGGCTCCCGGTACTGTTGTGTTTAACGAGGGAGATATCATTGAAGTTGATGATAGTGCCGGTGTTTTCATGGTTAACCCGCTTACTTATGAGGCGTTAGCTCAGCGCGCACAATTCGTTGTAACTGCACAGGTCATTAGTGCCGATGGTGACACCGCGACTATCCCTGTTAATCCAACGATTGTTATTGACGGTGCTCGCCAAAACATCAGTGCCGCCATTCCTAATGGTGCCCAAATGTTGTTGCGCAACAGTCACAACGTTTCTATCGCTTATCACACTCAAGCAGTTGTGTTTGCCGCTCCTCCTTTAAAAGAGCTGCGGGGCGGTGTGGAAGCGGTTACTCGTTACAGCGACTTGTATAAGTTGGCAATGACTTACTCGCTGGGTGCTGACATTCGCAACTATGAGCAGTTAGACCGTATTGACGTTATTTGCGGTGTTGCCATTAACCCTGAATTTGCGGTTAGGGTTTGTTCGTAATGCTAATGGGCGGGGAAACCCGCCTTTTATGAGGCTCTTATGGAAATTCAGTATAACGGTAGACTCGTGGATTCTGATAATTTTCGCGTGGTGTTGCATCATAAAGATGGGATTATGCGTGTAGCGGAAGGATGGGTGAATTATCAAAATCTATTAAAAACCGGTGAATGGTTTGAAAAAAGGCCTATTGTTTCAAGAGAAACACAGCCACCTAAACGCCGACGAAAAAAGGCGGTGAATGATGCCAACGGTTCGTGAGTTTGTCGAGCAATCTTATCGGTTAATTAGTGCCCATAGCCCAACGGTTCCTCTTTACGGTGACGATTTGTCGTTGGGTATTCGCGTCTTAAACCAGTTGCTGCAATCTTATGCATCTACGGGGTTACTGATTACGGTAGCCAAAGAAACATCCGTTTCTATTGCTATTGACCAAAGAGATATTACATGCGGTCCCGCAGATTATATACCTACTCCAGATATAACATTAGGGCGTCTTGCTAATTTAGATAGCGCATGGCTATTACTTGACGGTGTTACCTATCCTTTAATCATTGAATCTCGTAATGAGTTTTTAGCGGCTTGGAAATACGACCCGCTTAAAGGATTGCCGCGCTTCATTATTGTTATGCCTGAAACAGATATTGTGCGCTTGCGTATTTATCCTGCTGCCAGTCAAGTGTATGAGTTCTTTTTACGCGGGAAATTTCAATTAAATACGCTAACATCCAATGATGATATGAATCTTGTGCCGCAGTATTACCATAGGTATTTATTGTTTGCCTTAGCCAAAGATGTAGCCATGTACAAAGGTCGCATGGAGGCATGGACAGCGCCCTTAGAGCAAATGTATCAAGCGGCCAAAGATGAAATGGTAGCATCTAGCGAAGTTAATCTTGCAATTGTTGGTGAAAGAGATTCTTTATTGAATGGTGCATGGGCTATTAGAGCGGGAGTATCATAATGCCCGTGGAAAAGCTTCCTATTTATTGCTTTTATGACAAGCAACGGTTTACTCAATTTGGTAGCCAAGATTGTGCAAACTGGTATGGAATCCAGGTTCCAACGGGCAAGGATTCCAAAGCGTTATATCCCGCCATGGGTAGAAAACACATTCATTTTTTAAATGAAAATAAGTTAATTTTTGAAGAAGAACCCCGCGGATGGTTTAAGTCAATTGATTATGTGTATGCAGTGGTTGGCTCCCAGGTTATTCAGATAGATCGTTTTTACAATCAGCTTGTTCTTCAAAATGACGATTTTAATCGAACGTCTGGGGCGGTATGGTTTGCGTACTTGGCGGTTAATACAACAGTTTATTGCATGCTTACGGCTCCAAGCATTGGGGGTCGAAAAGTTTTTATTATTGTGGAGGATGGAAGTAATTCCCAAATGGTAACGGTTTCCGATCCGAATACCCCCGACAACCCCCTCTACGTCGCGGCGTTCGGAAACCGTTTCACAGTAAGCAGCGGGGACACGCCTCAATTCTATTTATCGCGTATAGGTCTTACGTCATTTAACACCACCACCGGAGTTGAGGCGCCATTTGACCCTTCTAGCCCAAATCAGGTTTTTTCTTATTATGTAAGCAATGGCGTCTCCGATTCATTGTTTGCAAGCGCGTCTGGAAAAATTCAACAAATGGGTGTGCTGCATAATCAATTGTATTTGTTTACTGATTTCAATACCGACATATGGGCAAATATTCCGAGCCAAATAGGAACCGAAGTTTTTCCTTGGAAATTTAACACAAGCTACAATTTTGATTATGGTATTGCCGACCCCAATAGCCTTGATATCGACTTTGGCATGATGGTTTGGCTTGCTCGAAATAGCAATGGACTTGTCTCATTTATGATGTCCACAGGACAGCAGCCGAATGATATTAGTACGCAGGCTATTAATGTGTTGCTTGAGCGTTCGGCGCAAACAAACGGTCTTAGCCCTTTTCTTGAATCAAGCGCGGATGGGTTTTTGTATCAATATGAGAATACGGTTTTTTATCGAGTTTCGGCCGGAAAATTTATGGATTTTGGAATTCTTGATATAGAGGATTCCGCCAACTGTCTTGAATATAATTTTGATACTCAGACATGGCATAGGTGTATTGAGCTAAATGGTGAACGAAATAGAATACAAAAGCATGTCTTTTTCAATAACCGTCACTTGGTGACGGTGAGTGGCGACAATGCTGCGTATGAAATGGCCGGTGATTTGTATTATAACGAGCTAAGAAATGAGGCGCAGCCTGATACACAAGCGGCCAATGCCTTTTTGAAGTATCCCATGCGATATGAATTAACCACTCGGCAGATTTTTATGCCCGATTATTCGGAGTTTATAACTGATTATGTTCAGATTGACTTTGTATTTGGGGATAAGACGTTTTACAAAAACAATGCGCCGTTTCTTAATACGGTTTATGTGGTGGATGAGGCGAGTACTCCGGAAAATCCTATATATGTAGTGGCGGAAAATGATGCGTTTATTATTCAGGAAGGTAGTAATACACCTCAATTTGATGATAATCATTACTATGCCTTATTTAAACCTCATATTGAATTGTACTGGAGTGATGATGGCGGTATATCCTTTAATAGTGCAAGCAATCTTGAATTTAGCCCGCTGGGTTTTTACTCATGGAGAATACGTTGGTATGAGTTAGGTGCTTCACGCAACCGATGTTATCGATTGGTATGTGTAAGCTCAGCTCCTATTGTGATTCTTGGTGGGGTTATGAGCACTAGGCGTTCAAGCGGAGGGGCAAACTGATGAGTATTTTTATTCAGCGCGTAGATTCCGTCCCGTTGCAAAACACTAATTTTCCATTTGAGCTTGACCAGTGGTTGGCAAATTTAGCAGATAGTTTAAATACATCTTTTGAGCAAATACAAAACGCATTTAATCTTTTAACAGCGCAATCGTATACGGCCGCACAACTGGCCGATACTGATTTTACAGCCACATTATCTAATGGCATCATTTTGTATGATAGTACCAATCATGTATACGTTGGTAAGCAAAATGGTGCAATGGTTCAATTTGATACAAGCCCTTATCCATAGGAGGCGCCCATGAGTTGGTTATCTAATTTTTTGCATCCAGGTCGCCCGTATAGCGCTGCCGAAGATCAAATGCGTGATTATTATAATCAAGCGCAGGGTGCGTATCAGCCATATATACAACAAGGGCAAGCCGCGTATGGCGGCCTATCTTCAGCCATGGACGCATTGCTTAATCCCGAAAAGCTTGAAGCCAAGTGGATGGAATCCTACGAAACAAGTCCGCAGGCACAGCAAGCAATGGCTCAGGCGAGAGAACAGGGATTAGGGGCAGCATCGGCAATGGGGTTGATGGGTTCCAGTGCAGCCTTGAAAGGCATTGAAGGACAAGCAGGACAGATTGCTTCGGCTGATAGACAACAATATTTAAATGACTTGATGCAAAAATATATGGCGGGTGCAGGGATTGGTCAAAATATTTATGGAACTGGCGCGAGCATGACCGGGCAATATGGGCAAAACGCCATGAATATGGGTAATATTATAGGTGGCCTGGAAGCTGCCAGACAGCAGGCTGGTAGCGGCCTTCTTGGAAACCTTTTGGGCGCCGGAGCCAATCTTGGATTGAATTATTTGACGGGTGGGTTTGGCGTTGGAGGATTTGGTAGGGGCGCATGGTCGCCGTGGGGAGGTTCATAACATGCCAACAGCAGCAGGATTACCGATGCCTATGAGCGGTGAACAAGGGTTTGCCACAGGATTTAAACTAGGCGACAGCTTGATTCAAAACCTTATGAACCGACAAAAGATGCAGCAGCAGGCAGAGCAGTTTGCGCAGGAGTTGGAATTACGAAAGCAACAAGAAGCACGCCTTGGCTCTATGCTTCCGTTGCAACAGCAAATGGCACGCCTAAATATGCAAAAGCTTGAGATGGAACTCGACCCAGCCAAAAAGATGGCTTATATCCAGCAGCTTATTCAGGGCATTAGAGGAATGCGCCCTCAACTTGAAGCGCCATCGACCGTTGCTCCTTCTCAACAAGACGTTATGCAAGGTTTTGGAGGCTTTAGCCCTGAACAGCAAATGGCGTTAAGCATGGCTGGAATAAAAATTCCAAGACCTGCGACCGCGGCGAGCACATTAGGAAAGGCCATTCAAGACTTAAATCAAGCAAAAAGTACCGGAGCGCCTCCTGAACAAATAAAATTGATGGAGCAGTATGTATCAAGACTAGCTGAGGGCGCCCCCGGCATGAGTCTAAGTGTTGACCCTCAAACCGGCGCGGT